TTACTTTACTTCTCGCAGATAGTCAGTTAATACCCAGAAACCATATCCTGATGTGTAACCTTCAGGAATAATGAAACTATAGTTCTTACCACTAGTTGCATTATTCGCTTGACTTGTGATAACAAAGTTAACATTAAATCGGAAATATGAACCAACTTCGATAACTTGATCTTCAGTCTTATTTTCACCAGTACTATCATATTCATCTACAAAGGCAGTTGGAATACCATTATCAGCCCAAGCAAATTGATCAGCTCCACCAGCTAATAGATAACTAGCTAATTGCGCAATTCCAGCACTAGTTGTAACAGCGTCTGCTGTAAACAAGGTTCCCTTGTCTTTATCATCTGCACGATAAGGCTCTACTACAGCACCAACAACAACACCTTGAGGTTCTTTTGGCTGTGAAGCCACACCATTAAGGATGTCTTTCTTCAATTGATCATAAGATACACCCCACCGTTCTAGGAATGGTAGAGGATCAACGTGATCAGATCCATGGCCAGTTGCTGACGCATAGTTATGAGTCTTAACCCCTGGAACTTCAGGAGTATCTAGCGTAAAGTCAGTAATTCCGGCTTCTTTAGCTAATTGAATCGCAAGCTCGATATAAATTTTATAAGTCGCAAAGAACTGCTCTTTATTTGTAATTGAACCCTCAGCAAATTCAATTGCAGCATAAGCTTCCCAGTTCCAATCTCCGCCAAAATCATATGCGCCGCCATCGGTAGCCATAACTTGCCAAGCCTCAGCTTGCTTCGTCTTTGGATTCCAACCGACAATATGCGTATAATTAGCAGATTCATAACTTGTTGAAAGATAGTTCTTTTCACTCTCCAATGAGTCAAGAATGTTTGCTGTAGAATGCAAATGTACTTGAGTAAAGGGTGGTTTTGCCAATCCTGCATCAAGTGCTGGACGTCCAGGTACTACAATATTATCCAATACTTCAACCATTAAAAAATCTCCTTAAAATTATTATGTTGTTTCAGCAACACATATTATTATATATTCTAAAAAAATTCAAAAACAACTCAAATAAATATCAACTAATTTGATATTATTAATCAATAAAAAACCGCACCAAGTAGAAATTAATCTACCTGATGCGGCTTTAAGTATGAAATTGAGAGAAGGATTATCCTTTCTTTTTTTACGATTAAATTCTACTACTTAACATACGCAAGCTTCAACCACACTGGCTCGCCATTCATTTCAATCTCGATTGAATTGCCTGCACGGCTAAGCACTTTATAGTTATCGTTCAATGTAAAGTACTCCATTCGTCCGTTATTACCTTGTGCTACTTGATTGCTCAAAGCGTTACCATAACGGTCAGTCAAAGTTAGGCTTTGCACTGGCATATCGTTATTATAATCGGCTACTGGGATACTCATGTCGTTGTTGCGAGCATACCAATCACCATTATAGGTTTTCCATGAATCAACTACATAAACATCATTTAATGAAGCGGTTTCGGCCTTACTTGTATCTGGTGGAGTAACTGAACTATCATCGTTATCACTAGTTGAACCCGTTAAGTCCGACCAATTACCGTATAAGTAATCCCAATCATAACCACCACCATCGCCATATTGGTAAGACGTTACCTTACTCCACCAAGGAATACTTAACATTTGCTTTTCAGCCCATTCCTTAATTTCAGCAGTTAGTGTTGTGTTCCCCATATATGGATAAAAAGCCACCCAAAGTGGATGGTCTGCAATATCTGACCAGTCAAACCGGCCATTTGCTCCCTTGGCAAAGAAATAGCTAGTATAGATACCAACCTTTTTGCCTGTAAGTCGTTGTACCTCGTCCATGAATTGCTTAGGCTCATTCCCCGTAAAATGGTTGCCATCAACAGCTCCCTCTTCAAAATCTAACCACAAGGTTACATCAGGATTTGCAATGTCCGCTGCACTCAATGAATTAACAAAGTAATGCGCTTGTGCAATTACATCACTATCAGACCGTAGGTAATGATAATATCCTAAATGCTTTCCTTTTTGTTGAGTTTCAAGAGATTGACTATACATATATGGATTTGTGTAACTTGTTCCTTCTGTAGCCTTCACAATAGCAAAGTCCCAGTTATCAGCTAAATAATTACCTTGGTGGCTGCTTACATCTGTACCGTAACTATCCGCATGAACCGAATCATTAGTAACAGCCATTCCACCTGCAAACAAAAAGGCCGTTGCAGTCGCAACAGCCAAAGTTTTAAATTTATTCACTTGCTTTCTCCTTATCTTGATTCCGCTTTGAAATTTTACCAATGGTTGAGCCACCCAAAATAGATGCAATCATTGCTACAACTGCGTAAATGGTATTTGACACTTCTTCACCAAACGGTAAATTCCAAATTTTAGCAACGGCTAAATAAAAAGTCGCTAATGCAGTAAGAACTGTTGTAGCGACTGATGCAAATTCAATTTTATTCAATTTACTTCCCTTCCTTTTTAATCAATAAAGACTCAAAGCCTGCTAGCTGTGCTTTTAATTCTTCGATTGTTGTATTGAGTTGTTTAATTTCCGCTCGTAATTCTGCTCGTTCTGCTAGCCAATCCTGTTGTTCTTCAAGCGCCTGAGATAAACGATTCATTACCTTTTGATAACTTTCAGTTGTGACATTCACCATCTCAGGCTTAATCTTAATTTTTGCAAGAACAATACTTCCAACCCAGCCCGCTACCGCACCAAACAGTCCACTAATAAAATCTGACAAAATTATATTCCTACTTCCTTATTTTTTAATTGCTCCTAAACCTTCTACATCTTTACCCGTCCAAATACCAAGCTGGTAAGCAACCTTAATAACATTGATTTGTCTGGCATCATAGATACCACCTGATATGCCAAGTGTGGTCTTGCTCCAATCATAGTTATCTAAACTATTAACTGGGTTCGTAATTGTTGTTCGCCCCCAAAATGATAACTTACCAGAGTCTGCTTTCTTCCATGTATCAATTGTGATAATACCCTTCATCATCTTAAAAAGATTACCAGTGAGTGGGTAATCATCAATCTTATTACTCCAAGTATTAATATTTGGTGAGTTCCAACCATAAATTGTATTAACATTATCGCCCGGATGAGCTGGGTATTCATCTAGTGTCATATAAGAACCGTTATCAAATACAATGCGCCATGGGTCAGCTTCTCGGTCAAAAAAGAAGGCCATTGGCGCACCCTTTCGAATGATAATACCGTACTCGTTTAATGGCACGGTGAGCCCTGGTTTTCCTGGGTCGCCTTTGTCACCTTGCTTTCCTGGTTCACCTGGGTCTCCCTTATCGCCTTGTTTTCCTGGTGGTCCAGGTTCTCCTTGCTCACCTTGCAAAGATTTAAGCCATTCTTCTTCGGTACCTGTGAAACCGTCATTTAAAGCTACCTGATATGCCGAATCACCATCTTTTCCTTTGGCAATCTCATTCATTTTGGTATCTACGTACTTAGTAACCTGTTCAATAACCGAATCAATAGTTATTTGCGGGACTAGATTTCCATTGACCTCTTTAAGATTTTTAACAACTTGAAAACCCATCGCTCCCTCAGAAGGATAAATTGCTACTTGATTATTGACATCTGTCACGCAAACTTCAAATTGATAAGTGTTATCCGTGGTCAACTGTTCCAGCAACTTATCTGTAAATTTCATGGTGATAACATCATCATTTACCATAGGCGTAATTGTAAATAAGTAGCCACTTGAATTAGCGATATTCACAGTAACTGTTTTATCAGTCAAACTCTGGTTTTCACCGTCGGAAACTAAACGGAAACTAAAGGCCATAGCAGTGTCGGCTACTTTGTTAGTATGGCCTGACATCATCACTACTTTTCTCAATTATCAGCCTCCTATTCAATACCGGTGATTGCTTTATATTGCTCATCTGTCAATAAGCCCGCCTTATGATAAAAGGTAACTTTATCAGCAGTAATCCAACTCTTCTCATACCATTCTTTAATTTGTTGAAACATCTGGAGTACCTCCCACTAGCTTATTCACTTTTTCAGTTAAGGTCGCAATTTGAGCTAGTAAATCCATTTTGAATAAGTCATCCGCTTGTGGCTTTTGACTTTCTAACCACTTCTTATACTCGAATGGGTCCCAATCTCGCCAAGTATTAGTTTCAGGTTGATAAATACGTAAATACCAAACATCTTGAATGTTTGCTTCACTAGGTTCAACCTCTGTAAAACAATTATCAGCTGGTTTAGTAACTGCCATGCCGGTATATTTTCGTGTGCTTTTATCATATAAATAAAACATTTTTGACCTCCTAGCCAATTATTGGCCACGTTCCATAGCCCGTCCCTTTAAACTCCTCAGAACCCCAATTCTTAACTGTTCCGTTACTTTGTACCGTCAATACTCGATCCTCATAATATGAACGGATAATTGCTTCTGTCATATTCGGAACCTTATTAATAACGTAAACAGGAATATAATCAGTTGGCACAATCTCATCTGACTGTTGCCCGCCGGCCAAGCCCTGAGTGACATTGACAATCCGAGCAATTACATAATTACCGGTTCGCAATAAGTTAATTGCACTCTTAAATGGGCCTTCAATCGTAGTGTTCATTGTTCCAGAATACGCCGTCCAAACCGTTGCTTGACCTTGATAAATCGTCCGAGTGAATGCCCAACCTGTATAGGTTTTTAAGTCCTGTTGAATCGTCGTTCCTTTAGCATCAGCTGTAACAGTCAAAATAAAATCATGACCGATTTCGGTACTAGGGTTAGTAATCCCGTTTAGAATTGTTGCGGCATTTTCGCCACTATCATAAATACCAGGTACTGTGTAATCATTTAGGTCTGCCTTAGCTGGAATAAGTGTTGCCACTAAATCCCCCGACACTCGTTTCCAGGCTTTGATTATTCCCTTATCAACACTTGCATAAAGCTCAGTATTAGAACCTAAATCATGAATTGTTAGGTGGCCTGATTGACTATCATAACCGGGTTCTACATCTAAAGTATATTGCCCGCTAACTGGCGAATTTCCAATAACTACGTTGCTAATTGACCAATTACCAGCATACTTGAACGTATCTTTAGCCACATCCGCTAAATCAGTAAAGGTTGCTAAACGAGTTGCCAAACCACCATCAATGGGTTGAGCAAACGTATTAGCACCACTGAAATCATTGTCACCATTTAAAATAGCTACTTGCTTATCATTGATTTGCTGAATAATCGCCGTTAAGGAAACTTTTAGAGCATCATATGCAGCTTGTTGCATCTCTAAAGTGTCACTAATATTTGCTAATTTAGCCTTTGCTTCACTAATTACCTTCTCGATTGTATCGATGTAATCATTAGATGGGTTTGCAGTAAAAATGATGTTATTCGATAAAACGTTAAACATAATTGGAATACTTGAAACTACCATTCCAGTCTCATCAGTAACGCTAATATAACCCTCTTGAATATCTCCTGATGCTTGATACATCTCAGCTGGGATAATCATAGAGAACTGGCCTGCTTGCGTATTGATTACATTTTTAACCGTTGAAACCTCTTTAATCTTACCTGCTGAATCTTTGACGGTAATCTTGATGTCTTTGTTCGAAATATCAAAAGGTAGTGTGCCTTTCTTCAACCAAAAGAATACTTCTCGGCCATTGTCACCCTGACGACCATTTAGTTGGTCAATCAAGGTTACATCTGTCGTATTTAACAGAGTATTAACAATGGCAAATTTACCTACTGTATCTGCTATTAACATATTACTTCCTTTCCATTAGTCCATTTAAAATCATAATTTCGTTTATCTTCTCCAGTGTTGCCTCAATTGAATTTATCCGGTTTTCAAACTCTACTTTTAGCTCATAAATTCCTGTTCGATTAGGTTGCCAGAAATCAAGGCCACTAACTGAATCGCCATTCATATCAACTAATTTATTTTTGTTGAGAAGTTCAACTAATTTGTTCACCCGATTTTTTAACAATAAAATAGCGTTCCCGACATCTAGGAACGCCTGCTCATCGTATTTAGATATGGTAACTTCGTTAATTTCAACTGGTATTGTATCAATCATAGCTACATCATAAAAAGCCTGATATACATCTAATATTGGGCTATCTAACTCACTGAGTTTTTTCACCATTTGAGCCGTTGTCATCAACTATCTTTTCCCCCTTTAACGTACCTTTGTTATCAATCATCAATCGCCACTTCACGCCATCAGGGCTAACTAAAATAAGGTTATTATCGTCATCAAATGGTTTAGCATTAACTGCTTGCCAATGGGTCAACACAAAAGACGGATTGCCGCTAGGGTCGGGTACTTGAACAATTGGCGTTTTAGTTACCGGTTTGACTGAATTTTGTTTACTTGTGCCCATCTATTTATTCCTCCACATATCCAATTACCCATGTATTAATCGTATCAACATTGGACTGTTTATCTTGAATATTCTTAATGATTTTTGCTTGCGCTTTTTGAGCATCTAAATAATTTGCTCGACTATTATTCAACTCAATTTGCACAGCTGCAGAAGTAAATGGTGTTTCAGTAATTGACACAACTTCTACTTTGGTTAAAAAGTTAGTTTCCAAAATTTGAACATTCCAAAGTTCCCCAGGCTTAACTTTTCGATTTTCCTCTGTAGTTATTGAGAATGCAATTGTTGGTTGCAAAACAAAAGACTGTGCAGCCAAAGTTCTCATCTGATTTACATCAGTCACCGTGTCGCTCTCCACTCTGACGCCTTCTCTTATGCCCCAAGTGTTAATAGACTCCTGATTTTCTACAAAAAAAGGCTCAAAGGCTGGCGTTTCGGCTGTTGAGACTGCTTGCACACGATTTACAATACTTTGGCTGTCATACTGCAATTGAATATCGCTTGTATCATTACGATACCTAAGGACATTTCTAGTTTCTTTAACGTAACTAGATTCATCATAGATATTAACCACATGGTTATCTGGGATAACTGCATAAACTCCAAAGGTGTCTTTTATTGTTGAAATCCCTTCTGAAATCGGCACATTACCGAAATCAGTCAATGTTTTACTGCTATTGAAACCACCATGTATTTCATAACTAAAGCCGCTAACTCCGTCAAACAAGAACCCTAAAGCTTCACTCAAACTAAATGAGTTGTCACCTGCCCGTACATTGAACTGAACTCGTGAAGAGAGCTGATAGTATACATGGGTTGCTGTAATTTGCATGGTGTGTTGCCCACCGTTAAATTCATCAACAATTTGTTTAATGATATATTCTTGTCCATCATAGAACACACTATTTTCGGATGTTAATAGGTTAAATGCTAGTGATCGGTCGTCATAAGCGGTAAATAGTAGTTGATATTGCTCATTTTTAGCCCATACTCTTTGAAATGTATCCCATTCAATCGCTGATAAAATCTGTTTATTCTGGCCGTCATGCGATTGAATAACAACTGTGTTGTCAGCAAACATTTAGAAGTATAGAAATGGAAAACTAAAGGTTACATCAACATTATTTAGGCCAGTAATCTTAATGTTGTTTTCGCCTTTAGCCAATTCAATGTGGCCGAAGTCTGTATCGACGTCTGAACTGTTATTCAAGTATGGTAAGACACCATTCAATATGAATACGTCCCCTTGCTTCATGCTAGTATTCACAGTAATAGCTGTGTTATTGGTCATATTCACCAGACTAAAACTGTTACCCTCACCCTTAACCGTGATTTTTAAATCATGATGTTGTCTATAAGGATCAATCGCAACATCACTAGGGTTATAAACATCAAACAACGACTCTTCGTACTGATATTTAAGTTCCTTATCAATCGGAATATTCATGCTGTACTCTAAATCATCTGTTAAATCAGGCAGTTTATCAGACTGAACTAAAGATTGTGCCATGCCACTTGGATTAGTAAAGGTTAAATCCACTAAACTCTGTGAACTATTCTGAATTGGTACAATATCAACCGGATTAGCTAAGACATTATATACTTTGCCGGGGCTAAACGAACTTCTAAGTCTTATAAGCGTACGTCCATAAAAAATGCTCTGTAATTCAGCTTTTATCAATCTGAACTCAGCCATATTCGTAGCTTTTATAAATAGGCTCAATGTTATAGTGGTTGCACCAAAACTAACCGATTTTAACCTTTGCCCGTCACTACCCGCTATAGTCAACCAATCTGGAGTAATGGCTGGGGCTGTACTCTGTAAGTTTAAAAAGTGTACATTCGGTAATCTGGCGGTTAAGTCAAATTCATCTCTACCATCTAACTTAATGTAAAGACTTCCATATAAACCTGGCATTTGTTCCTCCTATCTTAAATTGACTGGAAATTATTCATTGAACTATCTTTAGCCATGCGATTATACAAATCAGGCATTGTGATACCTTTGTTTTTTGATAAAGCCATGAGCTGCTCTTTATTAACACCCAAGAGTAGCCCAACAAGACCGACCAATTGATTAACACCGGCTTGTATTTCTGAAACATCTATATTACTAGTTGAATCAGCTGAATTAGTAGTACCATTTACTCGATAATTTGCTTCTGAAAGCAATTGATTAGCACGGTTATGCTTATCAGCTGCCAACGGGATAATCATTTCAGGCATGTTCTTTTCAGCAACTTCATATAGGCCATGTTGTGACACAATGCCACCATATTCATAACCATGTCCTTGGCCAAGAAATGATAAATCATTTCCGTATCGATTCTTAGCATATTTCAATGCTGCCAACAAGTTATCGTAACCGTTAAAAATGTCACCATGACCAGGGAATTTATAAGCATTAAACGTGGCAGAAATGGTTTGCATCAATCCCTTAGCTAAATCACCGCTAAGTGTGTTTACGTCAGTGTAGCCGCCTTGCACCGCTTTCTCATTACCACCAGACTCGGTAGCAATTTGCCGTAACACTTTATTAACCATGTCATCATTAGTGCTTAACCCATTAGCTTTCAAAGCTTCTACAACTTGATCACGCCAACGATTAACACCCGAACCACTTGGTGCACCTTTACCGCCTCCACCATCAGAGTCATGCTTTTTCTTTAGTGCTTCGAACATCCTTTTAATTGGGTCAACAATTCCACCCACAAGACCATTACCCATAGCTGGTGCAAGTTGGGTTACTAATGCAGTTTGACCTCCAATCATCCCTGTAACTGCTTTGGTCATAACCTTACTTAATGAATCTAATGGATGTTTGACAAATTCAACCAGGCCATCCCACTTGTCTTTAAACCAATTACCAACTGCTCCCAACCAATCATCAGTTCCCTTAGCAAATTTAGGCATGGCATGTGCCGGGATAACTGTTTCACCACCACTAAAATTAACTAATCGGTTACGACCCTCTAAAACATGAGCTTCTCCCGAGTTATCAATAATGGCTTCTTGATAATCAACACCAGGGGCATCATTGACTACTGCTAGACCTTTTGGTGCTCCTTTAGTTCCATTTGCAAACTTCTTGATTTTATCAATCTTGCCGATTGCATTCTCTTTACCACCGAATGTATGAACTACAGAGTTAATGCCACCTATTCCAGCATTGATAATACTGATAACTACATTCAGACCGTCTTTAACAATATTTTTCATGCCGTCCCAAAGACTGCTCCAAATATCCGAAACCGTCTTTTTAATGCCGTTAAAAATATCGCCAATCTTACCAGCAAAATCTTCAATTCCTTTTCGTAAACTATCAATTTTTTTACCAAAAATCGACTCTAAATAGTTCCAGAGTGAATTCCAGATGTCTTTTAAATCTTTCCCTAGATTCCCCCATTTGCCAGTGAAGAAATCAGTAAACGCCTTTACAATCTTTTTGGTGTAATCAACATATTTCCCAAATGAATCAGATAATGAGTCCCAAATATTGGCAAATATTTTAATAATCTGCTTGGCAAATTCTCTTGCAGCTTTTGCTAAACCATTAACGAACTCTCGGAAAGCTTTACTATGCTTATACAGCGCTACAAATCCAGCAATTAGGGCAGTTATAGCAACTACCGCTATGCCAAATGGGTTAGCTTTCATTGACAAGTTCATAATCTTTTGGGCTGCTGCTTGTAACTTAGTCGCTGCTGCCAACGCCTTTGTCTTAACGGTTGCCGCTGCCTGCGCTAAGCTAAAAGCTTTAATTTTGGCAGTTAATGATACAAAACCACTTGCAACACCTTTTGCACCAGCTTTTAGCAATGCGAAACTTTTAGTGGCTGCTTTAGTTGCAACCTTAGCAGTAAAACTTAATGACTTTGCAACAGCTTTATCTGCCAACTTCGCTCCACTCTTTAGAAGAGAAAATGCCTTAGTTGCACCCTTAGTTGCTATCGATGCAGTAAACTTTAAACTTTTAACAATCGCCTTTCCGGATGCTTGTAAAGATTTTTTAAAAACAGAATATGTTTTTGAAGCGACGTTAGTAGCAATCTTAGCCGTGAAGCTAACTGCTTTAGTTATGCCGTTTTTAGCTGTTGATGCAAGCTTTTGAAATATGTTTAAACTCTTTGTTGCGCCTTTAGTTGCAACCGAAGCAACTGCACTTAACTTGCTCTTTACAAAAGTTCCCGTTGATTGAGCGCCCTTTTTCAATACATCAAATGATTTAGTTGCACCTTTGGTTACAATTTTAGCCGTCTCGGATGATTTAAACATTTTTGCTATTGAAGAACCTGTCGCACTAGCTCCCTTTTTAAGCAATTCAAAACTTTTAGTTGCTCCGGTTGTTGCAACTCTAGCCGTAGCACTTAGAGCCTTCCCCAAACCTCTACCAGTTGCCAATCCTGCCTTTTTAAGCAAGCCAAAGCTTTTAGTTGCCCCAGTTGTTATTACTTTAGCAGTTGCTTTCAAAGAATTTTTTATACCCCCACCGATTTTTGAAGCGAGAGTGCCCAATTTTGTTAGCTGTTTCTCACCTGTTTCAGTGTCAACCTTTAAAAAGAGCCCTTTAGTAAATGCACCAAAACTTTTGGCTTTTTCAATACCCTTTAAGGTTCCAAGTGTGCCTTTTAATGCAAGAGTAAGGCCTAGATAAGTTTCCGCTAACAACTTAACGTCTTTCGGATGCTTAGATGCAAAATCTCCAACCTTTTCAAGAATCGGTAATGTAACTTTAAGCGTATCACCGATTAATTTAAATCCAGCTCCACCAATATCCTTTACCATTTTGAAAAAGTTTTCGATATCCTTCGAATGCGTGGCCACAAAATTACCAAGTTTCTCAATCTGATCAGCTGTACTATTGGCTATATCTGCGATCGGATTCTTCGTACCTTTGAAAGTCTTACTAAACGCATCAACTACAGTATTTACTGCCTTGTTCGCTGAGTCTCCAATGTGATTAAAAGCATTTTCTACTTCCTCACCGTCCAATGACTTAGACATGTTCTTCAAAAAGTCATTATTGGACTGAAAGAAACCGCTTGTTATTTTACCGGATAAGCTCTTATACTTCTCTTCCAAATGACTGCTAAATCCATCAAGCGTAGTGTAATAGTTATCTAACGCATATGGCTTGGCATCCGACATTGTTTCGATAGCCTTCGATAAGTCAGCCATTGATAGTTTTCCATCAGAAGCCAACTTACTAATCTCATCTCGACTTTTGCCCATGCTTGTAGCTAATGCCGCATTAAATCCAGGCAACGACTTCTCCATTTTGGTAAGTGAACCAGTCGTAATCTGACCAGAAGCATTTACTTGGGAGAACTTTTTAATAATACCTTGCAAAGACTCATCAGATTGTCCAGTAGCTCGTCCCAAATTAACAAATGCATCAGATAGTTGTTTAGCACCATCAACGCTTTTAGTAAGTCCATAAGTTTTCTTTGTCAGCAATGAAACGGTGTCAGTTGCATAGCCCGATTCCTCTTTCAATGATTTAACATTGCCAATTAATGCCTTGCTTAGCTTGTCATCACCATTAGTGAAATTGTCCATTGATACAGAAAGTGACTGCATCTCCTTGTTGTATTCAACACCAGCCTTCAATGCACCAGTAAATTTGCTTTTAATGTCACTCAACGTATTAGTAATACCATTAGCAACAATGTTCCCCATTAGAACATCTTTAAATCGACTGTGAGTACTAGCAAGTACATCGTTCAGGTTTTCAAGTTGCGACTTTGCTTTTCCAACTCCGCTAACATTAGGTTTTACGTCAGTATTATTTAACGTTTTGATTTTGCTAGTTGTTTCAGCAATCTTTGCTCCGGTCTGTTCGACACGTAACTCTTGTAGCTTGTAGGCCTTAGAATTTTTGTCCCCAGAGTCACCCAATTTTTCGAGTTCGTTTTTCTGAATTTCTAAAATCTTAGTGTACTTATCCTGAACAGAAGTAAGTGCATCAACTTTAGTTTTATTAGCCTCCTCGGTCTTGCCTTCGGCCTCTAATCTTTTAACACGAGCATCAGTTAAATCATTCGAATGCTTAATCTCATCATTCAGCTTAGCTAAACCGCTCTCCTGGTACTCATAAGCTTTTCGAGCTTTTTCGGTTTGAGTATTTAAAGAGGCGAGCTTACTTTCAGCCTGTGTAATTTGATTAGCATACTTTTGATAAGTCTGTTCTCCAGCCTCGGTACTTCGATTAACTTCTGATTGCTCTTGCTTAAGCTTAGCTAATACCTGCTCTTGCTTTGAAACTGTATCAGTTAGGCCTTCAAACCTAGCTTTTGTTGCCCCAACAGTATCGCCTGACTGTTTCGCCTGCGATTCCATTTGTTTCCACTCATTATTTGCATCCTTAACCGCAGATTTTAACTTTCCAAGTGGTTCAACAGCATTATTAACATTCAGCCCAATACCGGTGGCCATTAACCCGGCTACTTTTTCCTCTGCCATATATTCCTCCTTTCCTCTAATTTAATGAGGCCCATTGCTTAGCCATCTCTTCTGGTGAGACCATATGATCGTCCTTATTTGCTGACAAGACCTCAATTAATTCAGCATAATCTTGCTCATCAACTGTATTTAAATCCCAATGCAAATTTTGCATGGCATCTTTTTCAAACAATTTGATTTCGAGTAATAAATTATGAAATCTAATTACTTGCTCGGCTGGGCTTGGTCTAAACCCTTATCCTCTTCTGCTCGTGATTCTTCGATTTCCTTATCGCTCATACCAGTTACCCGCATAGAAATGTAAAGTGAAATATCGACTACTTCGTCAAACTCTAACTCCTCTAACTTGTCTGTCTCCTTTTCAGACAAACCCAACATATCGACCGTATAATTGACAATCGTATCTTGTAACTCCATTTGCCGTTTCAATACTGATACACCGTCTAGTGATTCATCATCAGCAACGTCTTGAATAGTTGCCATTGCTAATTGCATTCGATAAGTTTTCTTCAAATTCTTTGTGCTCTTCTTAATCTCAAATGGATTTGTACGTAGTTGCTTAACAACAATATTCATAGTTAGTTCCTTTCATGGTTCACAGGTTATGTAAAAAGGGCTTCCCACCCCATTTGAGCCATTTTCCTTGGCTGTAAGGCTTATATTTAAGCTTGTGGTTGCTTGTTGTCTCCTGATGTGTCTGGTTTAGTGCCATCAGTATAACCACCGAATACATCTGCAAGCATTGCTGCCTTATCAAACTTTGCATCACCAGAGAAGTAAACCTTCATAGCTTCACCGTTCCACTTATCAACGCCAAATGATGTAAACGTTAGTGCATCATCAGCCCGCACTTCATTATTAGTGTCAGTTTGTACATTAACAGCATTTTCTTGCATTTCTCCGTTAGCTAAACCGTAATAAATTGAGTTCTTACGATCTAGAGTTTGAGACTCGATTAATAAGGCAACTTGTGGACGTTCCTCTTGTAAATAGCCGCCCTTGCCATCACTGATTCGTCCCAACAGTTTTTGCTTAATCTCAAAGGGCAAATTATTAAAGTCAAGAGCTACTGATGGTTCACCCTTAGCTTGCGTTTGGTCTACCTTGGTATTGTTTCCATAGATGGGCGTACCATTCGTTGAGATATTAGTAATATTGGCTGTCTTAGTACCAAGCATTGCCGTGGTTACTTCGAACAAACCATCTTCGGATAAACCAGCCTCGCCTTTCAAAATTGTTTGCAATACTTTATCGATATTAGCCAAAAATGTGCGATGTAATCCTACTTGTGCCATAAATTAATTCCTTTCCAAAATAAAAAGGACTGACTAACTGTCAATCCTTAAAGTGTTATATTCTTTGATACCGTGATGTTTTTGATTGTTTGATGCATATCACTAGATGAGCTAATATCCAAATAATGTGGTTGTGAACTAGCTATACGCCAACCATCTTTTTCAAATGCCTTCATCAAGTTAACCTCAAACATCGTCATATTTTCGTTAAAATCCAAACTATAAAAAATTTGAATATCAACAGCAACGTCTAAACTTGTAAATGTTTCATTTCCCCAACCACTAGGCTCATTCCTTGCTTCTTTCAGCAATACCTGTGTCTTGGTAAGGTCATCATTTTTCAATATTTCCGCCGGGATTTCATCTAGGTAGACATCATCAATCGGAAATTTACCGTTTAATATCGTTTGCTGTGCCAATACTACAGGTCTATCCATTAATTTCCTCCTCTATCCTTGATGATTTGCCCGTACGCCTTTGCTTCGGCCTCTAACATCTTCTGCTGAACGGCTGGAGAATCACGAACATCCCTGACAAAATGATCACCAACAACATTTACTTCTCCGCCGTGTTTGTATTTACGGCCATTTTTAGTGTACATAGGGAACTTAGTACCATTCTCAATAAAGTTCCCCACATAGGCTTTCTTTTTATCCCATCCAACAACGGACGAGCCGTTTTTCATACCATCAATATTAGTATTTTGGACTATTATACTGTCAGCCAGATGCGGATTTTTACCCGTTTTTCTTTCTCGATAGTGCTTATCCTTGGTCACTGTTTCCAATTCCGTCTTAAACACCTCGGCACCGGCTTTAGTAATCTTGGCTTTATCCTCAACACTCATATTTACAGTTACATCCTCAGCTTCTTTTACAAAAGCATTCAGGATATCTTCAAAGTTCATCTCTTCTGGCATATCAGCCACCAACTCGCTTTATAGTCACATAGTCATAACTAATAATTTGATTTGTGTCATCAGATGAAATATTAACTATGTTATATTGCTCTCCGTCAATTTTTACCAACATAGTCTCATTTAACGCTTTATTATGCTTAACGATTATTTCCCTAGTATCTGATTGGTCTGTGCCTTGCAACTGTAATTGCAGAGCAATCGAGCGAGTTTTAGGTGCAAACCATAACGAGAATACAGGAACGAATTTCTTAGATGTTGACCCAGTGTTATTATTCTTAACCGTGTCAATCTTTCCAAAATCTGCCTTGTGATTAAAATCAGATGGTTTCATCTTGACCTCCTAACACTTTGGCCCGTAATTGATTAAGCATAATTTGAACACCAGCACTGTAACCAGTGGATAACGTCCTGTCATAATACATTTGTGTTGCCAGTGCGGATATGAGTCTATTAAACAAATTACCTGCTGTTTTAAGGACATCCTCTTCACTTAAATTATCCCGGATTGACCCCCGGATAATAACGCTCGCATCATTAATTAAGGATTTAATTGTGGCCAATTCTTCTGGGCTCTCATCCACGTGAAGTTCATCAAGCAGCATCTTAGCATTTAATAAATTTACTTGCTCTTCTGCCATGCCCTGCTTCTCCTATCTTACTTATCAGTAGTTGGCTCAGTTACCGGCGCAACCTTACCAGTAATATTAATAATCAAATCCTTACGAGCTTGAACAACGTTCTCGCGTAAGAAAATACCAAGTTGCTTGTACCAAATGTCATAAGTATCTTGGAATTGGCCTGTAATTTCTGTCAATTTGAAGTTAATAACAGCCTTTTTCAGAGGTGCAACGACGATGTTAATATCTCCAGCCTTAGCCTTAGGGAACAATGTATCTTCGACGATAGTAACTTGCTTACCAAGTAAAGTCTCTCCTGAAGCATTGGTGATAGAGGGTTGCAGCATTGGGCGCCCTTCTCCATCCTTCAATTGATCAAGAGCATTATATGCAGATTGAGAAAGCACAATAGAAGCGCTATTAGAATCTGCTGGCTTCAAAGTTACATTTAACGCAGTCTTAAGGGAGGCAATAATATCTGTTGATTGCTCTACCGTAATCCCAGATGTAAGAGCATTAATAATCAAGCCATCATCAGTATTATCACGTAATTCAGACAAACGGCCTTGAAGTTCTGCTTGCCAGTTAAATGATGAATCTGACATCAATTCTTGACTAAAGACGTAAGCTCCGGTGTAAGTCTTCAAGTCCCAAAGGATAGGCTTAATTTCTGGGTTGGCATTCTTTCCAGTTGGCTTGTACTCTGTATGTTCACTCAATGAATCCGTTGAATTCATGAATACAGGCAACTTTCCAGTAGTTGTGGTAACCGAAACTGTACGCACTAATGAGCCTAAACGTGGGAATTGATAATTTTCATGTTCTACTGGCAAAATTGCTTCGGGAATAATTACCGCCCCATCCGACAACCCTAATCCTGTTACATCACGAGTTTCACCAGTTCGCAAAAACTTTTCAAATGCCCCTAATGCTACATCCTTCTTGTTTGGCGCTACTTTAGTTTTCATTTGCATCCCTTCCTTGCTTCGGGTTTCAATATCATCATTTTCATCCCGCTTCTCTACTTCATTTGAATTTTCGTTCTTCTTTGAGTCATCTTTGATTTGCTTATCGTTATTTTTCTCATTACTAGATTTATCTGACTCTGTTTTATCCTTAGCAGCTTTCAAAATATTTAAGTCGTTCTTACTCTTGTTTAATTCTTCATCTGCCTTATCAAGCTTAGCCATCTTTTCCTTAACGTCATCGGGGCTTGATTTTTCATCATCAACAGCTGAACGAATTTCAGAGCGTAACTCTTCTCGATTTTTTTCTTGCTCTGCGATTTTCTTTGTGAGTTTTTCAATCATTGTCATTGTTAAATCCTTTCATATACACTGCAACTTTTTCTTTGTAATTATTGTTTTTTTGCCAATCATTTAATGAACGAGTAGCTTGAACCGTGGTTGCTTCATATGCTGGCACAGATACAACAGAAATCTCTTTCAAAGAGGCAATTTGTTCAACTGCTCTTACCGGTTTGCCATCCTGATAAGACCAACTATCTCCACCATCATCAACAGAAAATCCAAAACTTACCCCTTGCAAGTTACCAAGTTTAATCTGCTTATAAATGTCATTGCCTAAGGTTGTGTTCGGTACATCCAGCTCAAAATACAGTCCTTTAGCATCAACCTTTAATTTCAATGTCCCTGCTGTCACTCGACCTAAAACGTTTGAATAGTCATGATCATACAGCGCCAACACATTACTCAAATCAACGCCGTTCAATGCTGTCTTATCGATATATTCAATAAACGGGCCAGCACTAACACTAGGACTATTAAAAGCAATAGCATAACCAGCTATCTGACCAACAAAATCATTTGTTTCAGTTCCATCTCGAATCTCTAAATCTTTGAAATGGATAACACGCTCGTCTAATTCGTTCACAACATATTCCTTTCTTTGAGCAAATTAAAAGCATCCTCCGGTGAGAGAATGCCTTTATCTACGTAATCTTTAATATCTTGCCTGAATATGGCCCCAGAATAATCCATAATGTCCGACATATCTAATCTAATATCGTTGCTATCTAACTTATGATTAATCTCTGACAAAATTGGCTCAATAAATCGATTCAAGCCATTAACATACATTTGTGTAATCATTTCGAGTGAGGATTGTGCATCCCCAGCACCGTTCAAATATGAATCAGGAACACCAAAAGCTTTAGCTATCTGTGTCCTATTCCAATCCATATTTTCCAAATATTTCGCAACGTCAGCGTTTATTGAAACGACTTCAAAGCTTGCTGACTGGTCTAAAACTAATGCTTTACCAGCATTTTTGCCACCTACAGCCTTTTGAAATTCATCGCGAATTGTATCTTTTGCTTCTGGACTCAGTGTACCTTCTGGAACAGTAATTTTACTTGTTGGATTTAAACCATTCATCAACGTTGATAACGATAATCTATTGGCTTGCTTTTGCAATTCAATTTCACTAGTCAATGATTCCAAAGGCGAATGACCGATTAAGTTTCTAATATATTCACCATCAGAATAAGCCATAATTTTAAAATGAAACATATTTTCATATGAGACTTTCTCTGGCAAATAATCGTCATAACCCCTGACTTCATAGGTCAATTTATCATTAGATAAATCAATAATCACTGCACTTGTGGGTATTAAACGCAGCTTTCGACCTTCACGGTCAATTTTTACAAATGAATTTCCACTCAATAACACATTTACTATTACTGTCTGCCAAAAATTATATCTATTAGAAATTTCTGACGGACTATTCAGCATATTAATAAAGCCTTTGCCATCACCTTTAAAATCAGCAGCTGCAATATCAGAACTTATTAGGCTAATGACGGTATATAAATCACTATTTTTCAAGGCTTCATCTGCTGATACCAAGCCATCCGGTGTAATTAATGTTCCATTCTGTACAAAGGACGGATTAATAGATATAACACCGGCCTGTGAACGGGTTTCTATCCTTTCAAATGGATTTCTAAAGCTCATTGATTATCACCTTTTGGAATAACTAAGTAAGCTAACACAATCAATAATAGGCCTGATATAACAAAGCCAAGCATAATCGAACAAATAAACGCTCCTATTGAAATTAAAATAAATCCAACTACTAACATTAATAGCGGAAAGTAATTAAATAATTTTTGCATTCGCTATTCTCCTTTCTTAAAAAGTAAAGTTATTTACAAAGTAATCGCTAATCTCATCATTTGACATGTTACCAAAAGGCGATTTTGTAGCCTTTTCTTCTACGTTAGTAAAGTCAGTAAAGTAGAATTGACCTTCAAATAGTGCGTCAACAATGGCATCAACAATATCAATCTTTTGTGAATTGACATTTTTGTCAACTTTAATACCGTTGTTATCTGACACAATCACAGCATTAACTAGTGCTTGTTGCATAGCTTGGTCATCAAACATTGTTATATTCTGCTTAATGAATGAGGTCTGTAAAAACTTAGTAGGCTCATTTAATGACTTAATCCCTTGACGTACTGGGATAATTAAATACTCTTCTTTGATTTCATCTAGCCGGCGAATAAAATTACCTGTACCCCACTGATCATGAAGCATACCCTTAACGTGTAACTCATTCTCTTCAATAAATTGAAGCATCCAGTTGAATACTTCATCTTCATCAATCAAGCCAAAACGATCACGAGTAACAGTTGCAAAGCCTTTCTGTTCAACATCTCGATAATTGATACTATCTCGCTGTTCCTTTGCTTCAATAGAGCCAGCTTTAGCAATCGGAATCCATGAATGTTGATACAAATGGAACTTCTGTGAACCGTCAGTATCTACATAAGGAAATACAAAAGCTAATGCCGTGTCATCATTAGTCTGAGAGAAATCAAAGCCAATATATACATCACGTCCAAACATCTTGAAATCATCTTGCTCAATGATTGCCTTCTGAATTAAATCAAGTGGTAAGAAAGCATTATCTTTGGCGTTCTGCCACATGTTCATATTTTTTACAATGAACTCTGATAATTTACCTTGTGATGCCTTTGCATCTCTTTCTGTGATGATACCTTCAACAAGATTTTTCTTCATGGCTGGCAATTCCATTAATGGATTGCTTTTTGGCCACGTATTTGGCAAATATGCCTCGTCTTCATCGTCCTGTTCCCAAATCAGCACCAAATCTTTGTCAATATTAGACCAGTTACCGTCTTCAAGATACTTGCCATATCTTCGGTAATCTTCAAACATCGGCGTATTTGGGTCGAGTCCAGCTGTTGAAATATAAAACATCTGTGCCAATGGATTATTAACCATACCAGAAGTCATTGAGTTTACAAACTCACGTTGGCCCTGACCAAACAGATGATATTCATCAACAATTCCCGTCGTGTAATGGTCACCATCTGATGCACTAGCTTGTGCTGATAAACGTTTCATAGATGTTGACTGTGAATCTATACGCATCTCATTTTGGTTATATTCAACACCCCATCTGTTGGCTAACTTTTTGAATACACCTTTCTTTAACTGGTCCCAGTTATAGGTCATATATTTATATAATGGCTTCGTGTGTGATATATCAATAGAACTTACTGCAAGCTGTCGATTAATCTTAGGATAGCCAAACAAAAAATTATACAAAGTATAAGCTGAAAGTAATTGTGTCTTTCCATTTGTTCGAGCCATTGAAATAAAGATATTCTTGAAACGCATTCCCTTAGTTTCTGGATTACGCCATCCCTGAATCATTGCCAAAATAAAACGCTGATAAGGTGAAGGTTTAAATGGTTCACCAGATGTTACATCTTTCAGTAACACTGCAAACTCATTTATTTTCTTCGCTTCGTCAACGTCATATAAATACTTAAAATCTTCATCGCTATCAATACGTCTTAAATCGCTGATATGGCGTTCAGCCGCACGCTTAATCTTTTCACCAGCAATTACCCTGCCACGCAAAACATCAACCGCATAAGTTAAAGCTGGGTCACCTGGATACCGTTCTAGTAAATCTCTATATTTAATCATCTGTCAGCGCCAAACCTTTCTGCATAGTCTTGGCCTTCGTCATCTTCTTCAACCTTAGCCATATCTATTAGCGTTGCCCGACTTTGTGGAGAAAGGCCTAAATCGCTACCAACTGACTTAATAATTTTCGTTGTTGAATCAACGATAGCGACTGCAGGATTTTTATAAATTTTACCGTCAATTTCATAAACAACCTTGTTCTTCTTAATTGATTCATAAGCTTCCCGGAGCATAGCGTAATTGATAACCAATGTTTCAACTGTTGAACTATCAACATCAATTATGTACCCAGTATCATTCAAAACTGGCACTAACTTTTCCCAAAGTTTCTTAGCTTCACTAGTTAAATGTCTTGGTGCAGTTTCAGGTAATTGATTAGCGTCTTGAAGAGACTCTTTTAGAGCTTCGGTTGCATCTCGTTGGTCTTTTCTATCACCTTCATCAGTTGTAATTTTCCGTTTTCGTGGCATTTAACCACCTCCCTTCAACTTAAAAAATAAAAATAACTGCAACGCATTAGCAAGACGGCACTATTTGTTATTCGGTTCTTTTCCTAACCAATAGCGGGGGGTATTTTTATTTTTTCAAAACTTTTATCCACCAATCTTTAGAAACTTTTTTCAATTGATTGTCATTCAATTTCTTTTCGACTGCCGTCTTGTGATTGTGTTGCGGCCTAGTTAATAGCCATAGGTTAGACGTATCATACTGCTCTCGTCCTTCTAACAGTCGTCTGGGTATCAAGTGGTCAACTATGAGCTGTCCTTTGTCCCATACTCTGCCGTTTACCCCATCTAAGTAACCGTCCCTATGCTTTACGTACTCAGCAATCTTAGTCCACTGTACGCTCTGATAGAAACCGTCATGTAATTCTTGGCGCTTGGTCTTGTCATAACTATGTGTTGCTTCTCTAAGCTGTTGCTGACCTCTCAATGTCTTTGCATTAAGTTCTTGGCTAATTACTCGTTGCTTATTAAAACGCTGCATACGAGCCTCGTAATGCTTCTGACAGTAGTCATACTTTAAAGGGATGAGTTCAGTACATCTAACCTCAGCACATCTGTGCATCCTCATCGGCAGAATACCTTGGCAAGTAAACTATGGCCTTTCACTTTCCGCTTATCATCTAATTCATTTAGATGTTCTACAGATGAATAATTCAGCTCATCTTTTACAACATTTGTATTCCCCGTATATTTCTTACCGCCCTGCTTGATATAGCCTACGATAGAACTGTTAGCGTAAAGAGGAAAATATTCAGGTCGATTATACTCATTTGACCATTGCATTCGTTCTAATAGATTCTTCTTCATCAATAATCTCCTTATCTAATCGTCTTAGTATCCTCAGCTCTTCATCACCGGATACTAAGCCATACTCTTTATCTTTTCTCATAACTACACCACTCTCACCACCTTTCATCACAAAATAAAAAGGCAACAATCTAGT